TTTATTTTCAAATTATTACATTAGCTCGGAAACTTCCATAACTTCGTCTTCAGTATAACCTAACTCGATAAAGTGAGCAAAGGTCATATCGAGTGCACGGTCATTCATCTCGTCCCAGTGATTATTATTACAAGCATCGAAGTTATCGATCTCGCATTCAGCTTCACTTTCCTTTTCTAAAAGAATGTCTTCGAATTCTTCTACTGTAATTTTTGAATTTTTCATTGTGTTTGTGTTTTGATTTTTCATTTTGTTTGTTTGATTATTATTACTCTATAAATATACCAAATACATTTGATATAAAAAAACTTTTATGCGTTTATTTTCAAATTATTTTCAATGCTATAGATTTCATTAGAGAATTTACCATAGATAAGGTAGCACTCGTCAAGAGTAGTAGCTACTTCCATCTCATAGATGTATTTAGCATATTCAGAGTAGTCGTGCGCTTCGTAATTAGCAATCATACGGTCAACTTGAGGTTGCATCATGTTGATGAATCTGATTGTTGTTTCGTTTTGTGTGTTCATTGTGTTTGTGTTTGAATTTTTCATTTGTTGATTAGTTATCTTGATTATTACTCTATAAATATACCAAAAATATTTGATATAAAAAAGCTTTTTGTGATTTTTTTTTACTTTTTTTTATTATGCGTAAATCAATGAAGGTGAATTCTTGATTCGTTGGAAACCTTCGAATGATTCATACCAACTACGAAGACGTAAAAAGGCGTTGTGATATTGTTTGTTAGTACGTATACTACCGTCAGTCGCGAAAGGTACAGGAGTCAAGTAAAGTTTTAGACCAAGTTCATCGATAGTGTCAAGTAAGTGACACATAATCTCAGTACCTTTACCTGCACTCTTAGACTGAACTTCTAACCACCACAACTCAACAGCGTTATGTTCTTCGTTATAACAAAGATCAACAGTCACACCTTCAACATCAAGTGAGAAAACAGTTTTTACACCTTTGTCAATAAAGAAGGTAGAGATAGTCTTAGACTCACCGAAGTTAGCGGCAAGTAATAGACGATTTCCAATAGCGACCTTCTTAGATTCAAGTTTCTTACCTAAAGAATTACATACATCCAATACTTTGTTCTCATTGTCAGTCAAAAAACCTGAGTGAGGTGCAACATAAGGTGCATTCAATTCTGCTTTGTTGATCAGTTTGTTTACTTTCTCTTTAGTTAGGTTGATTTTTACTACTTCCATTTTGTTATTTGTTATTAGTTATCTTGTTTGTATATTAGAATTATACACAATTCGGGTGACATAAAAAAATTATTTAGCAACTTTTTTTCATTTTTTTTTGGTAGTTGCGTTGTAACCTCCATTTGTATACTACTAATATACCACAAATATTTGACATAAAAAAACTTTTATGCGTTTATTTTCAAATAAATGAAACAGAACCCTAAAAGGTGCATATAAGGTATGTCTTTAGCGCCAGAAGTAGAATTGGTACTCAAACCTAACTTATGTCATCCTGTAGTGCAAGTATATCCTAATATGTTCAAGGCACATTCAGTGTCTAATTATAACAACTAAAAATAAACAATTAGTACATGACAGCAACAAATGCAATCCAAAAGATTCGTGTTCTATTAGGTGTTCAAGAAGATGAAGTAGCAGTTGCTATGGCATCTGAGATGTTAGTTGATGGTACAGAAGTAAAAGTTGAAGGCGAGTTAGAGGTTGGAAAACCTTTATTCGTTGTGACTGCAGAAGGTGATATCCCAGCTCCCGCTGGCATTCATCAGACAGAGTCTAATATGCTTATCACTGTAGACGAAGCAGGCATCATTACCCAAGTCGAAGAAGTTACTACTGAAGCAACTGAAGAAGTTGAAGAAGAAGTAAAGGTTGAGATGGAAGAGGTTGAGATCGAAGTAGAAAACGAAGAAGAAGAAGAAGTAAAAGTTGAGATGGAAGAAGAAATGATCGTAAAGATCGTTGAAGCAATCAAACCTTACTTTGAAGAAATCAAGGAAATGCAAAAGGAGATTGAAGAAATGAAAGGTGAATTCCAATCATTCTCTAAAGAACCAGCAGCAAAACCTATCAAAAAAGCAGAAGCATTCGCTGCTAACAAATTCGATGCAATTGAAAGAATCCAAAAGATTCGTAAATCTAAATAACTAAAATAAACATTATTACATTATGAGCTACAATTTAGCAAATTTACAAACAATGTCTGATGAGATGTCTTTTGAATTGATTTCAAAGGCAGTATTACAGACTTCCGTGATGGATTACGCCCAGATTAGGAGCGGTTTGAAATTCGGAACGACTACAATCAATCTTTTAGATGCAGACATCGCGGTTGCAGATAGAGCATGTGGTTGGAATGCAGCAGGAAATCTTACTTATTCACAAGTAGATATCGACATGCAAGAAAAACAAACAAAGCAGGCATTATGTCCTACTGATTTGAGAGATTATTATTTAGCGAGCAGACTTTCTGCTTCTGCTGATGCAACTGAAATCCCATTCGAAGAAGTAACGGCAAACCTTTTTGTTGAGAAAATCCGTAACTGGAATGAGAACTACTTAGGTTCTGAAATCTTAGGTGATGTTACTGTTGCAAACGGTGCGATCTCTTCAGGTCAAACTACTGCATCTATCGCTTCAACTATTGTTGCTGACGTTATGGACTTGATCGACGCTGTACCATCTTCTGTATTAGACAGAGATGATTTAGGTGTTATCATGGCTCCATCATACTACAACATGTTGAGAAGAGCACTTATTTCTCAAAACTTATTCCACTTCAACCCAGCAGATACTAATAGCAATACGCAATTAGTTATGCCAGGTACAGATTTCACCGTGATCAAATCATCAGGTTTCTCTGCTTCTGCTACTTATCCAGCAGTTACAGGTGATTCATTTGTTGCAGGTCCTTTGAAAGACATCGTAGTAGGTGTAGGATTGGAGGACGACTTCGATTCACTAAATATTTTCTACTCAGCAGATAACGACGAAGTTCGTGTCATGGGCGCATGGAGGATAGGTTTAGGAATCGTAGACGTTACTAAATTCGCAAAGAACGGTACTTTATAATAATATAAATATCTAAAAAAAACCTAAAGAATTATGAGTTGTAGTATAACATCAGGCATCACATTAGGATGTAAAGATTCACAAGGTGGTTTAGAGTATTTGTATATTGCGGATTTACCGACTTACGATACAATTACCACTGATGTGGACGGAAAAGTCGTTTCATTAGACGCTGCTGGTTCTCCAGTTGCAATCACTTTTTACAAATATGAGGTTCCAAAACAGTCCTCGAGTTTCACAGAAACTATAAATGCAGATAACGTTGCGGGAACCGTCTTTTATCAGCAGGATGCACTTATTGTGTTCAATAAAATGGAAAATGTGAAGCGTGACCAAATCAAACTTTTAGCACAAAACCCAAAACTTTTGGTAGTTGCTAAAGATGGAAACGGCAAATTTTGGAGTGTAGGAATTACTCGTGGATCTGAACTTACGGCAGGAACTGTAGGAACAGGTGTAAATTATGGTGATAGAAATGGAGGGGAGATTACCCTTACAGGTCTTGAACCGGACCCGAGCTACGAATGTGTTCCAGCATTTGTAGGTGAATAATATCACTGAGAATTAGAAATAGAAAAGGGTAGATGAAAGTCTACCCTTTTTTTTGTTTACAGTTATCACCATGCCATTTAGAATAATTACGAGGATCCATGGGTGGTTTATCACAGTGTGGACATTGTATTTTAGGATTTACTTTGATAGATTCTGAGATCTTTCTTTTTCTTTCTTCAGTATGTGTTTTACCAGTATTTGCTAATCTAATATTTTCTATATGTTCTTTAGATTTAGGTGCTTTCATATTAGAAGTGTCTAAAACCTTTTTACCTTTCTTATTTTTACCACCTATTGAACATTCTTCACTTGTAAGTTCGTAACGTGTTTCATTATTCCATTTAGGTCTATTCTCTACCGCTTTCCAATAAGGTATAGTGTCAACAGGAAGACCATATTCTTTTTGTAATTCAATTTCACGATCAGATGCTACATAAATATCTGTATGCGTTTCTAAGATTTCCCATTCAGTGAATCCTTGTTCTGCCATTCTATGTGGAATATTTACAGTACAACCAATCTTTATTCCTGATATGTGATAGATATAGTAGTTCTTCATAACTATTATACATATATTTAGCGATAGGTTTCAACTTCAACCTAAAGTATATCTTATACTAAGAAAACAAGATACATACTAAATGACGCTATATTTCAAAGACATAACTGCTGTAGGCACAACTAACACTAAAATATGTGTTGATGGTAGTTGGAGCACTTACAATAAGTATAGATTACAACTTACGAGTCGTTATACTAATAGAGATGTTGATAATGACACCAGTTCGTGGTTATTTCCCATGGATCTATTACTTTCAAATGAAAGATATTCTGAATTCAATGTGACACCTTATATTGATACCATTCAAACTGGACTTTATACTGGAATCTATGACTACAAAATATGGGGAACTAATCTAACTGAAGATTATGTAAACGATCCATTTGATGAAGACGTGTGGACATTATTACAAGAAGGTCAAACAAAAGTAAAATCTACAACAACGGTTGATATGCAAAGAGGTTCAAATGAAAACATCACAGTCAAATACAAGACAGAACCTAACAAGGCACAATCATACGTAATATACAAATAATAATATGCAACAAAGATACGCATTCAATTCAAGATCGTTTGAGGCAATTCAATTGCCAGCGATAGAAGAGAAAAAAGGAAAAGACTGGATAGACTTTGGTTCTAATAACCTATATCCAGATTTACTAATAGAGTTATTCAATAATTCGGCAATGCATCATACCAGCATTGAAGCAAAAGTAGATGCAGTAACAGGTGAAGGTTTCAAAGTATTTGGTGAAGAAATCATGAATACTAAAGGTGAAACTATGAATGAAATCTTTGAGAAGATTGCAACAGATTACATCTTATTTGGTGGTTATGCACTAAATGTGATTTGGGCACGTGATGGAATGACTATCGCAGAATGTTATCATCTTCCTTTCAATAACGTTCGTTCTGGTGTTATGAACGAAGATGAAGAAGTAGAACACTATTACTACTCATCAAAATGGGCACAATATCGTAAATATAAACCAGTAGCATATAAAGCATATTCACCAACAGATAATAAAGGAGAAGATGCTAATCAAGTTTACTATTGTTTTGATTACACTGTAGGTAATTTTTACTATCCACTTCCATCATATGTAGGTGCTATAAACGATATCGATACCGACGCAAGGGTTAGTAGATTCCACAGATCTAATTTACAGCAGGGACTCGCTCCAAGTATGATGTTGACGTTCAAAAATGGTATACCAACCGCAGACGAACAAACAGCGATTTGGAGAGACATAGAGCGCACATTTGCAGGCGAAGATAATGCAGGTAAATTTTTCGTCAATTTTTCGGAACCGGGCCGTGAACCAGATTTACAAGCAATTGAGAATGCAAATGATGACTATTATATTACACTTTCTACCAGACTTTCACAATCTATACTCACAAGTCATAGAATCTCAAGTCCACTTTTGTTGGGTATAAAAGATGCTTCAGGTTTCTCAAACAATGCAGACGAGATTACAACGGCATATAACCACTTTATGGGAACTGTTATTGTGCCTATGCAAAAGAAATTGGTCAAATCATTTGGTAAGATTGTCAATATGACAGGTAAAACAGTCAAATTAGAAATCGAACCAGCAGAAATTCTATATACTGTAAACGTAGATGGTGCACCACAAGATGTAATAACACCAGAAATAACAGAAAACTAAAGATGACGACACTTTTTATAACTGAGGACAAACTCAAATCATTCACTGGGATAGACGCCAACGTCGATCCAGAACAACTCTATCCATACGTAATCCAGAGTCAGGATTTATACGTCCAGTCCACGCTGGGAACTAAGTTATACAATGCATTGAAAACATATGTAAATGATTACGTAACTGCCAATACACCTATCCCAAGTGCGTACAAAACACTTCTGGATGACTATGTTGCAAATATGGTAGTGTACTATACTTATTATCTCGCGCTGCCACACATCAAATATAAGACTACTAATAAAGGTCTTATGAGTGGTACGTCTGAAGTTGGAGAAACTATTGCATTAGAAGAAGTGCAATTCTTGATGAACCAAGTGCTAAATACAGCACAATTTTATAACGAAAGATTGAGAGACTTTTTAGTTGCATATCAAGAAGATTATCCTGAATATCAATCTTATACAAACAAAGATGGTATGGCACCACGTAGAGGAACATCCTATTACACTGGTCTTGCGATGCCTGGAAATTATTATAAATACTGTGATGACTGCGACAACTCAGAAGGAAGAATCAACATCCCGCTCAACTAAGAGCACACAACAAAATATAAAGAAGTTATCACAATACTTCTCGAAACAAACTAAACTAAATGAGCAAAGGCGAAATAGATAAGTTTATCGAAAGATATTCAAGCAGAAAACTAATGGTTTTCGCTATAGCAACTGGACTAACTTTATTCGGTGATGTTACGTCATCTGATTGGGTTACTGTCGCTGCAATTTACATTGGAGGACAAACAATTATAGATGCTGCAGCAAAACTGAAACAATCGAACTAAAAAGTATATCTTATACTATAAATCATAAATAACAAACATGGGACTACAAAATAGAGAATCAAGTTACATTCAAGCGGTTTCAAATCGTTGGGATATTGCACTACCACAAAACATGATAGCGCTAACTCCATCGGAAACTGCATTCGAAGAGTCTGCACTTTATATCGATGCTGCGGACACGCTAACATTCGAAACTGCAGGTGGACAAACGGTTACTGCTACTTTCGCTGCTGGATTTATTCCAGTGAGAGTGGTAAAAGTAACTACACAAACAGAAGCATCAAATATATTTGCACTAAGATAATATGGGAGATCTAACAGGAAAACGCATTGATCAGACCTTTGATGGGTTGATCAAGACAAACGACGAAGGACCAATAAATGCTATTTCCTTCAAAGGGTTGCAAGATGGTGTGGGTAATAACCTTCCTGTTCAGGTTTCTACTATTGGTGTAAACTTTACGGGAACAGTAACAGGAGATAACAATACAACATACCAAATTGATGCTACTGGAGACGGTAATAATATTGTACTTGAGTTTCTTGCGTCAGATCTGACGCAACAAGACATTACTTTGATTCCAGGTACAGACATTACTTTCGGTTTATTGAATCCTAACGAGATTACTATCAAT